TTTTCCCATAACAGCAAGGTTTGCTTGCCACACTTTTTTTATTTCCTCATCTGTTAGTGTCTTTGCTTTCAACATTTCTATTTCAGCTTGTTGCTCTACTACTTTTGCATAAAGTTTGTCGTGATTAACAAGTAAAGAATAGTATTCAGCTTTTTGCTGGCGTAGCATGGTGGCTGCTTGTTCAACACACACCAGATCTGTTGAGCCGTCTTCCATGCATTTATCTAATTCATCAGCTAATTCATTTGCGTTCATATTTCCTCCAATCTCATGACATCATACGGGTACAATGTCATGACAGTCAAGTCAAAATTGCTCTTATGATTACTACTATATGTAACTACTATATGTATCCCCTATAACCGGATTCCCTTTTGGTGAGATGTGTTTAGCCTACCCGAACTGAATCAGGTAGCCTTCAGATATCTATTCCCAATCGGAGCCGATAGCGTCCGCCAGCCTTACGTAGAATAGGTGCTAGCTTCGCCGCCTATCTTGCAGTATTTCATCTACTTACCCCCAGTCTGCTTAGTTCATATAGCGCTGGTGTGTCATTCCCCGTCCACTATACAAACGCTGGAGAAACAAAAAGACCGCTTAAGCCTGTTGTTTCCAAGTTGGAGACCATTATGTAAATATGCTTGCAATACTTACGTAATGTGAAACAACAGACCTAAACGGCCTCATCAAGCTAAATCATACACTAGTCTCCAAACCAGCCCTTACAGTATAGCAAACTTTAAAAATACTGCAAGCCGTACTTAATGCCGACTGTAAACGTTTACAAAAAGAAAGTGGGCTAGGGGATTAGTCTAGCCCACTGATGCACGGGGGAGGATGTGTGCAGGAGGATACAGGAATGAAGAAACCTGTGTGGGTATATTACCACAAGGTTTTAGAAATTGCTACAAGGTGAACTTCTATGGATGCTTATAGACATCTATAGACACTTTACACCCCCCGCCTTTGATCTTTTCTCCACGCTCTACGGTGAGCTTCCAGACCTGCTGGTCATCGTCATACATCAGCCCATTCATGGAATCTAGGATGGCTTTACAGCAGTTATCAATATCTAACAAGCGTTTGTCTCGTGGATACAACACTATGGATATTTCTACGGGTTTATCCTTATAACCTTCAATTCCAGCGCAGATTTCATGGACAGCCTTTTTAAATTCAACTCCCCGCTTGGAAATGTAGCGTCTTTTACCGGATGTACCCCAATAAGCATTTGTCGAAGGCGGATATGGAAATTTAAATGTATACATACATGAATTAAGAGGGGTACAACCTGTTGAAATGGTATATTGCGTTTGTTATTCTGTGAACGGATTGTAGTTTAACTTAAGGAGGAAGTGTGGATTATTCAGAATCAATCATCTATTTGCGTTCTTACACCAACAAGGTAGCGGAGCTGTTAAACCGCCGTAAATACAAGGCTGCAAGGGATACCGCAGCAGAAATATTAGCCGAGGCGCAACAGTTGGTTAAAACCATTGACAACGCTATTGAAGCTAACGGAGGAGCAGATGAACAAGTGTGATGAAATGTTTTACGAAACTTATCCCGATATTGTTTGGCAAGACGATACGGCGATTAGGGTGTGGAGGGAATGCTGGAAGGTTTGCACAGACCGGATGGTATATCAGATGCAGTCGAGGACAAAACTATTTACAGAAGGAATGAAGAAAGAATATGAAACTAACGAACATACACAATCTACCTCAAACGTTCGTAAACGTTCTGAGTCGGTCAAAGTATACGAAAGGCAAGGCGAACTTATCCGTGACCGAATTATTGCAGCCGCCTCAGCTAGTGCAATTACGCAAGAAGCACTGGGACGAGCTAGAAGAGGACGTATCGGATAAGATTTGGGCGATCTTTGGCACGGCTATCCACTCTGTATTGGAGTTAGGTGCTGACCATAATCACTTAATCGAAGAGCGTATCCACGCTACTGTGGATGGCTGGGATATCTCAGGAGCCGTTGACCTTCAGAAGGAAGAGGCTGATGGCATAGTCATCTCCGATTACAAGACCGCTGGTGTTTGGGCAGTCATGAACGAGAAGATTGAATGGGAACAACAGCTCAATATGTACGCTTGGCTGGTAGAGAAGGTTAAAAGAACGCCAGTCAAGAAGGTAGAGATCGTAGCCATTATCAGAGATTGGAGCCGTAGAGATGCGAAGAATAGGGAGGACTATCCAGAGTCACCGATTAAGGTGCTTAATATCCCTTTGTGGCCGTATGAGAGAAGAGAAGCTTTTATTAAGTTACGGATTCAAGCGCATTCCAACGCATCTTTGGCTTCCGAAATTAGCGAAGATTATGCTCCTTGCACACCTGACGAGATGTGGGAGAAACCGACTACTTACGCAGTTAAGAAAGCTGGGAATAAAAGGGCTACTGCTGTCTTCCAATCAGAAGGAGAGGCGGAAGACAAGAAAGCAGAACTGGGATCGGGTTATGAGATTGAAGTCCGTCCGGGAGAGCGCACGAGGTGTGCGGAATTCTGTCAGGTAAGTAGTTTTTGCAAACAGTATCAGGATTATTTAAAGGAGCAAGAATGAAGTATTTACTAATCATAGGATTGCTTTTATCTGTTAATGCATACGCTTCAGAGAAATGCACAAGAGATAGCAATGGTGGTATTTGTTGTTGGAATACCGATGAAGAAGGAACAATTAAACCAATCAGTTGTGCATAGGAGAAATGATGAAAACACGTCAAGAATTAGTTTATGACTTTATGTTGGCTTTATGTAAGAACAGCGCAATTTGCGTAGGCTCTGAAGATGATCCTAAATGGATCTTGGAATATGCCGGTAAATTAGCCGACATCTACTTGGGGGCAATATGAGCTATGAACAATTTACAAACCGATATCACCGATATACACAAACCGCTAGATCTGTATCCGAAGCACTTAGAGATGCAGATTATGCAACGCCTATTTGGAGATGCGAAACGGATTGGGATAGATCTAAATCCTTCGTCAGGGACATGTTTATGTGGGTGTTGCTTTTTGGCGCAACCTTCGGAATCTTTGGAACAGGATTGTGGACATGGATAACAAGGTAAAAGCAAATGAATACCAAGTTGCCGGTACTCATTATTCTGCTAATGCTATTCAGCCTTGGGACTATATCGTGGCTAATGGTTTGGGGTACCTTGAGGGAAACATTATTAAATATACCACTCGCTGGCGTAGAAAAGGCGGTATACAAGACCTTGAGAAAGTTATTCACTATGCTCAAAAACTTATTGAAGTAGAAACAATTCGTAAACTAAAAGAGGAACATGACAAATGAAAACAAGACAAGAAATGATTTATGACTTTATGGTAGCACTATCATCTAACGGCGCATTATATTCAACATGGAACAAATACGATCCAGATATAGATTCGGTTGATTTTTCTGAATATGTCATGGAATACGCCAAAGATTTGGCAGATGAAATGATTAAAGGACTGTAATGGAATACAAAGAACTTAGACAGATTGATGTCTCAAAATACACAGAAAAGAAAAATGGTCTTACCTATTTATCTTGGGCGTGGGCAGTCGACCAGCTATTACTTGCTGATCCAAAGGCGCATTGGTTTTATCCAGAGTATCAACGCTGGGGCAACGGCACAGTAATGGTATTTTGTACTGTAGTGGCCAATGATATTGCGCGCACTGCACAACTTCCGGTGATGGACTATCGCAATAAAGCTATTTCTGAGCCTGACGCATTTGCAATCAATACCGCTATGCAACGCTGTTTGGCTAAAGCTATTGCCTTGCATGGGCTGGGTCTATATATATACAACGGTGAAGACGTTCCTCCTGACTTGCAAGAAGATATTACACAAGCACCCAAAGTGTCTAATATTTCAGCGCCAGCAAAAGCGGTGGAGAAAGCAAAGGTAACCAAGACTGCGGGAAAGCCCGGTGAGTGGCAGATTACAGTGATGGATACGGACGATGCAAAAGGCTGGCTAGAGTCTCTTAAAGCGGGCGTAGATGCATTGTTATTGCTGGCCACCCATGCAGATGATGTAGCAAATATATTTAAGAATAACCGCGTAGTCTTTGATAAAGCTAAAGCTATGGACGAAAAGTTTTATTCAGAGATGATGGCAGAGTTTAGTAAAACCAAAGCAACACTAACGAAAGGAAAGTAAATGGAATATCCAAATCAAGGAACCATGTGGCACAACACAGAGAAGAAGTTTGACAAAGCACCAGACTTTGCAGGATCTGTTATTTTTGAAAAAGAATTACTTGAACAGCTTATTGGTGAATCCAAGAATGGCGAAGTAGAGATCAAGCTTGATGGTTGGAAAGGTAAAGTTAATACCAAAAACGGCGAACGCAGTGTATTGCGTGTCAAACTAAACACTTGGAAACCAGAGCAACAATCTTCTTCACCAGCTAAAGATCCTTGGGACGAATAATGGATCATCCGCAATTTGAAGCCAAAAAAATATCCATGAAGCAAACCAAAGATGGATATGTATTGAACTTGGCTATTCACCCCGACGAGGTTCCAAACGAAGTCATAAGAGATTTTGTTGGGGCGCGGTATATGGTGGTTATGGTTCGTTTAGATGATGAAGAAAAACCATTAAATCGGGAGGAATATGCAGGCGCACAAATGGTCAAACTTGCAGGGATGTTGTGCAGGG